CCCCATTAAAGTTCAAACCCTATTTTCATTAGTACACGCCTTTTGCAATCCTATTACCTCGAACTAATCAAAAAATAGAGGGCTATACATTGTATAACCCTCATTCAAAATTAACACATATCTGATGATAGTTCAGCGGTAAAAGCTGGTATAACTACATTCTCTAAACCGCTTGTTGGATAATTAGTACCGTCTAAGCACACAAATGATAATATTATTTTTCTGTTAATAACGTTAAACCTTACGCTCATAGCTCTGTTTTGACCGTCAGCGAAATGTCCAAAACACATTGTTGTAAATCGGCAACCATTATAACTATCATCACCACAAATATAACCTTTATTAAATGTAAAAGCTTCTAAATCAGCACCGCCATAAATATCTAACGTTATAGGTGTTTTAATGTTAAACTTTAAAGCATCAAATCCCCAGTGTTTAACATTGTTATACATCCACTGTGTTCCTGTGTATTTTGTACCACCAAAAGGTGTAATTTTATTTGTACCTTCAAATTCAAAGGTATAATACTTTTTAACTACAGATACATTACCACCGTTTATAGCTGAAAGTAAGTAACTAGCCAATAAGTTTTGACCTGTTTGTGTGATGTGAATATTGTCACTCCCAAATAGAGATAAGTCGTGTAATATGAAATTGCAATTATCAATGAATCTTGCACCGTAATTTCCACATCTACTATAAGCATCTTTTACACCGCTCATAATATATGGTTTAGCGTTCATTTTGCACCCAATCATGCCAATTGATATTTGAGCGTTAGGAAATCTGCCTTTACAATAATCACAAAATATCTCAATCTGTGCTAATAGCGGGTTTATGTTATTGTAATCAAAACTGCCATGTGCATCGTTATCGCCACCAAACACATAAATATCTGTAATAGAGTTGTCGTCAGTTGTAGTCAATTTTTTCATTGCTTCAATCCATCTAAATGCTGTTTCTGGCACATTAAACCCAAAATTATTTCCACCACATATGAAGAAATTAGTACCTGTTGTTAGTCCCATTTTCTGCCTAATGATTTCAGTGAATCCTGTCACATGTCCATCTGGATTCGTCCCGATACCAATACTATCGCAAGCAATAATAATTTTACGATTAGCACGGATTCCTTCAATCCCCTTAATAGCTTCAATTTCACCGTTGATATTTGTTATGTCATTGTTAACCTTTGTAAAATTGGTGTTTGTTTCATTTTTAAAATCGTTAAGAGCTTTATTTGTTTTTGTAATTTCATCTGAATTTGTAGCAATATTAGCACTATTAGTTTTGATATCATTTTCAGCTTCTGAAATTCTAGTTGGAATTGTACCTGTTGTTTCATTTTCCACCATAACATTATAAAAGTTATCTGTATTAACTGATTTCATTGTAACGGTGTCATAGAAACTATCACCGATTGCAGGTGTCGAATAAACTAAGTTAGCATCTACAACAAAATCATTACCATGAAAAATTTTCTTATCCGCTTTACTTTCTTCGTATTTGCGATAAATTTTTACATTATTATTTCCGTAAACCTGTTTACTATTGTAAGGGTAATTATACATTACATTTACAACATTATTTTCACCACTAATAATCAAAGGATCTTTAACTTCTTTATCGAGAATACAGTTGTCAATGATAGAATTATCACACCCTACATTTATGAACGTTTTCCCTTTAACATCTGATATAGACTTAAACATAGAGTTAGTAAGTCTAACACCAGTACCAGTTAAGTTAGCTGATTCTACAACTGCACTTTCAAAATAACAATTAGAAATGTCAGACTGTACTTTAGAATTTAATTTTAGTAATGTATAGCCATCAGTAAAGAAACAGTTACTAATAGAACAGCTATCACAAGTAACATCGATAATATCAACGTTGTTAACTTGTATATCACCATTACCGTCAAACCCTAACCCTGTTAATGAAAGATTAGTTAATGTCCCGCTAATGATTGCTTTTTTAACTCCACCTCTAATTACTAATCTAGTATTATATCTATCTTGACCGTACATTGATAAAGTATCATGTAAAGTTAATTCACTAACTAAGTATGAACCGTTTGGAAAGAATAGTGTCATTCCCTCATGTTCCGAAGCGTAGTCAATACAAGCTTGAATAGCTTGTGTATCATCTGCTGTTCCATCACCACTGGCAGGTTTTAATCCACTAGGTGGAAATTTAACGTTAAGGTTATAATTAGCTAAAATTTGAGCAATAATGACGTTAATATCACCGCTTTCAATGTATTCTTTGATTTTCTTTTCGATGTAATCTGGAATACCATTTTGTGCTGTAATAACTTCATTAAGTTTATTACAAACTTTACATAATAGTTCGTAGTAACTTAAAGTATCATCATAAACCAATGGTAGTACCTTTTGGCAATAAAACCGTAATGTTTTTATAGTTTCATCCATGTTAAATACCTCCTTTTACCATAATCCAAAAAATAGTTCATCAAATTCCTTAATAACCTGCATGTCAATATTTAGGAAAGTTTCTCTGTATTTCATAATTAACGAACTGTAGTTTTCTGAATTTTGCTTACCTACAATGGTTTCAATATAATCTTCTGTAGTGTCAACATTGTCACTACTTTGTTCACTATCTTTATATGTGCTTCCGCTTTTCTCAGTAGAATTACCAGTTATACTCTCATTACTGGTGTTTCTAGTGTTAATTTTTCTAGCATCTGTTAAATAGGTTTCGTTATCAACTCCAACTAACCCACCTTGCGGTGTATCACTGAACAAGTTTTTTTCTTCGCCATTTGCACTACTATTTTTATTGCTACTTGTGTTTTGTGAACTGTTATTATCTCTGTTACCGTTACTACTTCTATTGCCTGTGCTTTTTTCGTTTTCAGTTCTGTTACGTTTTCTGATTAAGTCAACATCATGTAATGGGTCAAACTTTAATTTAGCACTTTCGTATAACTGGTTATAGTAAGGCATGATTTCTTCCAACTTGGTGTTAACCCAAAGTTTCCAGATTCCTACAGTTTCACAGCAAATCTCTCTTAAATAATAGTGCTTTAAGATTTTACAACAGAGTACTTTTCTATAATCTTCATCAAAGAATGGTACTTTACTGGTAAAAATCTTATCCCATGATTTTGATATAACATCATCTACTGATTTAAATCCAACACTTTCATCTAACCCACTATCAGTTTCACAAATGTACCTAACTTCTGTTGTGTATTTACTCATTTCCTTCACCACCTATCGTGTTTGCACCTGGGTCTTCTGGTTGATTATCGTAACCAACCTGCTGAAAATCTTCACGATAATTGACTTCGATATTTGTTCCGAACATATCATTTATTTTTTCAACAGCTTGCCTACGTGATTCTAGCCTGCTATACCTGCTAGCAATAGTACCGCCTTGGTTACGTGTAACTTCATCAGTAATCAATCTTTCTTTCTTCTGAATATTGATATTACTTATACCTAGATAAGTTAAAGCTTCATTCCATATCTGTGTTTTTAACTGGTACAGTTTATCACACACATATGGAGCATTAGTGCTAAATGCTTTCAATGAGTTAATATCAAGATTCTTGTCGCCAAAAATAAAAGGTGCATTTCCGTCATACTCTTTATATAAATTCAAAAGAGTAAGTCTTTGTTTTTCAGTACCTTGTAACAGCACTGGTGTTTTCTGTGCATTTGCATTAACATCAATAATTCTATCAATGTTGTACAATCTTCGTGCAAACATTTCAACGTCAAGAATACTGCTACCATGCAAATAATTGTTCCATATAATAACGCTATCTTTATAAGTTAGTAATTTTTGGTAATTGTTGTACCCGCTGTACGCTCGCCTAAGTAAAGGATTGCCGTAAACATCAAGTCTACCGTTAACGATACACTCTAAACATAAGTCCCCTATTACATCGTCTTTGAAATAAACCATGCAACCAGTTTCAAATAGATGTAATTCAAGATATCTTGCATCAACTGTATCTGGCAGGTTCTTCCACTCAAACATGGATATAGCCAGTTCTGTTAATCTGTTTAAATACTGACGATAAGTAAGGTTATTTAATATCAAACTTTCGTCAAAAATGTTATGCTTTCTTCGTCCCACTTTATCACCACCTTATACTGGACTATTGTCTAAGTCGTATCTACCAACTTCATACCCATGTTTCCAGAATGTCACACCGTTATCATAGATACTACAAATTTTTTTCATGTCATCAGATGGGACACTCCCTGTCATTGTAGCACTAACAGTTTTTACATAATTCCAGTGTGGTCTACTGTTACGGTTAGGAATTTTTACTCTCTTAGTTGCATACCCAAACTTAGTAAAGAAATCGTCAATCATTCTTGCATACTGATTACTTACACTGATTCTACCACCCCAAAAAGTTTTCTTTCCACTTGCAACATCAACGTTACCACTATGGATATTCCCTCTTGCCACGTCAGCCGCAATAGACGCTTTATACCCCTGTGATAAAAGGTTCATTACAGTTCCAACTCCTGCTAGTACCCCTAGTGGTGGAAAACTTACACCTAAAGCAGACAATCCTAGAGCAGCTGCACCTGCCGTAGCTGTTGTTGCTAATGGAAGTGCGTTCTGTGCTAGCCATGCTTTGAAAGAATCAGTAGACCAACTGCACATTGGATAATCGTCAAGTATCAATGATTCGCCGTTAAGAGTTGTACCAACCTTACTGCCCTTGTACCCGTTTGGTCTTAATGCTACTTGCACAGGCATAGTAACAGGAACATCAACGTGAAGTGCTACAGTCAAATTGTTAAAAAATTCATACCTAAAACTGGCTGTAGATTTACCGTTTTCTACTGATAAATAGTTATACGGATAAGTGTACAGTTTATTGTTTTTAGGTTTGTATCCGTCAAGCGTGTCATTTGTTGTTAAGGCAGGAACAGAAATGTCAAAACCGTAAGCACCTTTTGAAAACAGTAATTGCACCCCGTCATCTGGAATAGCTTCACCCGTAGCTATAACAGGGCACATATAAAGTCCCACAATTGCATCTGGCTTTTGATTATAGCTTTGCAATTTTTTGGTCAATGCGGTAACGCCTTTCTTATCTATGTTGTATGCAAATAATGTACACCCACCGTAAATACCATCATATAGTGTACCGTCTGGGTCTTCTGCCGTGTCACAGACCATGCATATAATACACAATGGGTCAAGAACTTTAGTTAATTTACCATATCCATTATACACATACTCGCCAGTGTCAAGGTTTTCTGGTATAATGTTAGCACCTATCTGGTCACTTACCGAGTGTTCTCTTTCAACAAAGCAATAATCTGGTGAATAATCAAAAAACCATGTCTGCATAACGTCAATTTCAAAACTGATGTTAGATGTTACGTCATTCACATATTCAACACTTGTGATAAAAGCATAAAACCACTTATTACCATAAGCTGAATTTTGAAACATCATGTAGTTGCAATCATAAAGACTGTCAGCTTTAATACCGACTCTTGCTACTCCTTTTTGTACCCTTTGATAACTGTAGTTATTCATGTTGTACTTTGTCAACGCACTGAAATAACCGAACTGCGCACTTGCATTGTCAAACCATAATGTGTGGTCATATGTTGTATCTAGTGGTACATCTTTTAGTAACTTTATATTAGTCTGAGGATTTATATACATAATACATTCCTTTCTAACGGATGTATGGCAGTAACTTAATACCACCATACATCCTTAGCATTACCTTTTATTTAAGGTAATAGGTGTATCAACAGTTGTAGCACCAGTAATAGCTGTAGTGGCTGTATACTGAGTACCGTTAATCTCTGCTACCAGAGTAATCTCTGTAGCAGCCTTATTGTTAGGAATCATAACACCACCGTAAGGCTGAACTGCAATACCTGCTGTTGTCAACTCTTGTGTCTGAATAAAGTTTACATTGTGTGGCTCAAGGCTCTTATCGTCTAAGTCTGGACTGATTGTAAATACCGTAGCAATGTCACTTTCGTCCTTAGCATCCACATGTACTGTGATTGATGCAGGTAATGTAATTGTAGCTTCATCTGTTACAAATACGCAAGCATTAGCGAACGGCGAGTTAGATACTGTTTTCCATGTATGATAGAAATAATTCCAGTACAGACCTGATGCCACATACTTCTCTGTAAATTTGTTATTGTTGTCATAAACCTGAAACCAGTTTTCATCCAGAATAGCAGCTTTTACATTTTTCAAGAGTGTAAGTTCTTCTGTAGTAACTTCTTCGATACCATCAGAATTAGCTCTGATAACATCAAAACGTTCATTGTCGAACTCTGACCAGTTATCAATAAGGAACAGTCTTCCCATAAAATCTGCTTTGTCCATGTTGAAAGCACTTGCAAGTACATTTACATCATACTGTGCATTGAACATAGCGTCCATAAAAATAACCTGTCTTTCTTTTGGCGTGTTTGTTTTAACACCTGCTTCATTGAACTCACTTGACATAAATGGTAATAAGTTAGAAGTACCTCTGAACTGTACTGCACTTTCTGTAAGTACTTCGCCAGTACCGATTGAGATTGGATGCACTCTACCATGACTGATAGCCTTAATCAGTAGGTACTTAAAGAGCAGGAACTCGTCATACTCTGCACCTGTATAAACAGCATCAACAATCTTAGCAATAAGGTTCTGTACGCCATCAATACTAAGAAATGCCTGTCTTAAATCTTCGTCCTGAATGGTTACTGGATACATTACACGCCAGTTCATTACGTGAAATGCTGAACGAACATCTGGAATACTTCTTTGGAACTCTCTCTTCGGTGCTTTTTCTGCACTAAAGTCTACTGCTTTTGCGATTGATACAAAAATATCTTCTACAGTTTCGCCGTACTCAAGATACCCTTTTTTAAGAATAGAATACGGGTTGTTAAAGTTTGCAGACTGCACACGCACAATAGCAATTCTGTTTACAAGTGCGTTGATAAACTGGTTTGCGAAAGCAGGTGTTCCGTAGATAACTTCTCCGACTTTAGGAATATCACTTGCCTTTGCAACAGCAGGTACGTTCTGCTGATAATCATATGAAGCGTTCTGTCTGATAACGTTCATAATGTCAATTGTAGACGCATTTAGCGTACTATTAGCAATTCTTCTAGCCATCTTTTAAATCTCCTTAAATAAATCTGAAAATGTCCTTGGGGTATTATCTGGTTCTGGTTTTGTTTCTGGGTTTGGTTCTGGCTCATCTGAGAAAAATCTTTCTGTGTATTTCTTTCTCCAATTTGCGTCGTTTTCTTCGTACTTGCTTTTCCAGTCCGTGCCGTCACCATTTGCTCTTTTTTCAAAATCATCCAGTGTGTCGGTAACATCCTCTAAAAACGAAATGGAATCGTCGTCAGGATTTTCTCCTAGTCTTGTTCTGAAACTTTCCAGAATTTCTTCTCTAGTTTTTACTGCCATTTAATCACCTCCTTTCAACTTAATAATGATATTTTAGCATCATCCAAACTGGCATTGATTTCTTTTTTGTAGTGTGCGTTCCACCGCCCCCACCGCCTGCCGACAAGAATCTGTAAATAAGAACGGCATTGTTGAGTCTTTCGTCAACTGACAAAAACTCATTTTTTGAAAACCATTTGTTGATTGAAGTGTCATTAGCATGTTTCGTAATAAACTCATAACATTTTTCTGCGTAGGTCACACGGAAATCCCATGTGTGATCGTGAATACCTTCCCACCCTACATTGAAAGCATGTGTTAATTCAGCTAAATCTGTACTACTGGAAGTGATAAAATCTGTTAACGTGGCATATTGACTAGCTTCATCTCTGGAATACCATACATTTTCGTGAATTAAATATTGAAGTTGTCCGTTACCATCATCGTCTTGATACCCATTTTCTTGAAGCCATTCATGTAACTTATAAAGTCTACCATGCGTATCTCCACCAGTGTTTGTCCATTGACCTAGACCAAAACCAACATTTAAACTCGTAAATGAACTAGCATTCTGTCCTTCCCACATTCCTGGGTTTACACCACTTTCCTGCCACATATTACCACATATTGCTGATACAACGTATGCACTACATCCGTAACCAGATGCACCACCTTCGCCGTATCTAAACAACCGTGGGAATGATGTTTCATAATTTTGATTTCCAGTTGTTGAACCTATGCTAACTTGATGTGCTAATGGTGCGTTGTCTGTGTGTGCTCCCATGAACACACCTTTTCCCTTACCGCCTTTATAGCACATTTCTGTATGAGAAACTGAAAGACCAATGTCACCTGCTAAGTATTCACCGCTAGCATCAACTTCCTTGAAACCTAGTGAAAGTAAAACGTCTGCTTCGGTATAAGTTGTAAAAGCGTTATATTTTGGTGCGTAATTAGGTGTTGTAAATCCACCTGCTAAGAGTGCGTAGTTGATAAAAGAACTGCAATCGTAATATGTAATGCCACCTACGGTCTGGGCGTTTCTATATGTCTGACTATATCCCACGTTAGGGGCATTACACGTTTCGATTGCCCATGAATAAGCTTTGTTTATGTCTGGCATTGTATTAACCTAACATCTGATTAACGAGTTTTTGAATCTCGTTATAATCATAACCCGCTTTTTCAAGTCTGTTTTTTCTTTCTTTTCCTACGCCCCACACACCTTTGATAACTTCTCTTGCAACTTCACCGTTCGACTTGTAACCACCTTTTGTAAAGAGTCCATTTACATAGCTTTGTACTTCATCATAATTATAACCTGCTTTTTCTAAGAGTCTTTTTCTCTCGTTACCGACACCCCATTTACCTGCAATAACCTGACGTGCTATTTCTTCAATCGTATAAGCTTGATTGATGTTATTGTTTGTACCAGTAAATCGTAAGTGTAAATCCCATCCTAGATAATAATTATAATAGGAAGTAATCTGAATTTCTTTACCTGTCTGATCACCAGTTTTACCACCTGTGGCTGTTCCTTTTTCGTTAATTGACGCTTCAACTATCTGGCTTTCATTGATACTCATACATACGTGGTTCCCTCTGTTTAAATGAATGTCACCTGCTTTCCATGGTGCTTTGCAATCAACAAACCCTGCTTTTCTTAACTGTGATTCTAAGTTACCAGTCCATGAATAAGGCGAAACAGCGAAACCTGCATAGTATAATGCTGTCCCTACCAGTGAACTACAGTCATAATCTGGACCGTTTCTGTGCTGTTGGTCATAACCATGAATATTGTCATTTGCTGTGTTAATCATGAAAGAAACAGCTTTGTTAATGTCAGCCATTTGTTACTCCTTTCTGGTGTTTGAAATGTGAAAAAGTTCCATAAGTTTGCTCGGTAAAAGGTCTGAGTTAATTTTGGATATGTTTTCTAGTATTGAAACTAGCTCGGTTGTACAAGTGTATAGTACAATAACTGGTAATATTGAAACACCTAGTTTGAACCCTATAACACCGCCGTATTCATCAACTAACCATGCCGTAAAATAACAGAAAATAAAACCCACTTTTTTGAAAAGACCATCACGTAGTTTTGAGGATTTAATGTCTTTAATTTTTACGACAGATACAATACCGGTTAGTACGTCTAGGGCGTTAAACCCTAACGCTACAAAGATTGGATATAATTTTTCCATGGTATCTCCTTTCTTATTTAATTCAATTTTATTATATCACAATACTTGCGAAAAATCAATGGGCGTGCTATAATTAAGTATGGAAAGGAGTTTTTTGATATGCCAAAATATTATGACGGTACTAAATTATTGTCAATGTTAGATATCAACGGTAACAAACCAGAAATCTATATGGTTACTTCAAACCGGTCTGCGGGAAAGACAACTTATTTCAGCAGACTGTGCATAAACAGATTTCTTGATAAAGGCGAAAAGTTTGGACTTATTTACCGTTATAATTATGAGCTTGATAACGTGGTAGATAAATTCTATAAAGATATAGGAAGTTTGTTCTTCACAGATCATACTATGACATCAAAAAGACGGGCAAGTGGAATTTTCCATGAGTTATTCTTAGACGAAAAAAGCTGTGGGTATGCTATAAGTTTAAACAGTGCCGACCAGTTGAAAAAATATAGCCATTTATTTGCTGATATTTCTAGGCTAGAGTTTGATGAATTTCAAAGCGAATCTAATCACTACTGTCCTGATGAAGTAAGAAAGTTTATTAGTATTCATACGTCTATTGCAAGAGGTCAGGGGAAACAGGTTCGTTATGTACCTGTGTATATGATAGCAAACCCTGTCAGTCTTATCAATCCATATTACACAAAAATGGAAATAAGTGCTAGACTACATAAAGATACAAAATTTTTACGTGGCGACGGGTTTGTGCTAGAACAGGGATTTAATAAATCAGCAAGCGAAGCACAGAAAACCAGTGGATTCAACCGAGCTTTTAAGAAAGACAGTTATGTTGGGTATAGTAGTGAATGTGTTTATTTGAATGATAATCAGAGTTTTATTGAAAGACCTACTGGAAAAAATAAATACCTTTGCACTCTTAAATATAAAGGGTGTGAGTTTGGTATAAGAGAATTTACTGAGAATGGCTACTTATACTGTGATGATAGACCAGATCGCACCTTTGGCTTAAAAATCAGTGTAACTACTGACGATCACGAAATCAATTATGTTATGTTAAAACGTAACGATTTCTTTTTGAATAATCTTCGATATTTGTTTGAACGCGGTTGCTTTAGGTTTAAAGATTTAAGATGTAAAGAAGCCACATTAAGCGCACTTAGTTACTAGGTATATCTACTCATGCGATTAACATTGAGAACATAGGATAGCACTCTTGAAAGTATAGAGCCTGTGTTACTTGTCGTTTTCGCTGAACGCAATGATTAACACATGAGTTATAGATATAAATAAAACAGAGGGTAAGAACTTAGTTCTCCCTCTGTTTTTTACTATTTGCATATAATGAACGCTCTATATATGTAACTATAGATGTTATTTCACACCATATATTGAATTTAATTTCAATTTAATTAAATTTTTCTCGTCTTTGCTTAACCACTTTATCCATTTCCCACAACTAGCACAATATAGTCCTGTTTGACTCCCTTTTTTCATCGTTGCAAATTTATTACTACCACATTTACATTTCATATCTTTAAATTCAAATTCCATATTTTTTACCTCATTTCATATGATGTTTCTACGAGTAATACACCACCACGTATTCTCTTTGGTCGTAATTTCCCAGGTACTTTCAATCCTATTTTAAATGAAGTATAATCACGTTTAATAGGGTTGTTATCTTCGTTAAATAGAAATTCTTTTTCTTCATCAGTCCATTCTTTGTTTATATCAGCATCACCTGACAGTGATAATTCAAATAAATCTTTGCAACGTTTTGGCATACCTGCACACTTTATATTGTTGTATGGTTTTTCTATTGGCTCTAGGTTCTCTGCAACTACGTGTTCAATGTAGGTTTTCTGTCTTGTGAATATTGCTTTATCCCAACATGATTCCAATTTCCAACAACAAAAGTTTTTACCGTGTACTTTGATTCCAACTATTTCATCTGGTAGTAAATCACAGTGTATGCTGTCTGTATCTGCATAAATAAAACCTGCTTTATCAACACCATGATAGTTCGCCTGTGCCGCTCTAATAGTAAAGTTTCTTGCATAACTTGTGATAGCTGACCCAACAGGGATATACCCTGCTTTCTTGTTTGATTCTGTAACAGGTAAAAATCCAATTGTTTTATCATCTTTCACATATGCTAATTTGAACGACGAATCTTTACTAGATGCCATTTTTCCGTAAAGATTATTAAGAAAAAGTTTAGCCAACTCACGCAATGCACCTTTACTAACAAGCTTCTGGTGTTTGTACTTTTCTATGTATTCATCAAAGATGCCTGTTAAGGCGTAAAACCAACAACCATCAAGTATTTCAAAATCAACTAAATCATAGTGATCTTTCAACAACTGGTAATCTGTCATTGTCAAGACTAATTCAACCCTTGTATCTCTTAATATGCCGTCCTTATCTTTATAAAATGAAAAGTAAGAATCTGTTTTACTGTCATAAATATCTGACGATTCCAGTGCTTCTGTACCTTTATATAAGTAAGAACTTTTTATCTGTATAAATGGTAACTTATCTTTCTTGATATAAAATCTTGTTTTAACTCTAACAAAATAATACTTATTATCTGCTATAGCTTCGTCTGGAATATAGTTTCCTTTCCAGAAACAAGGTTTACCGATAGGATACCTGTTCCCAGATTCAGAAGACATCATGGACGGGTACAGCGAATTTACGTCAGCCGTAGTTCCGTTTGTTTTTATCTGGTTCTCTTTTCCTTTTACTAAATAACACCAACCACCTCGATATGATTTTCTTATATAATCACCAGCGTTTTCGTATGTATATTCTGTAGGGTTAATACTCACATTATATACGTCTGGAAACATTTCCTTGTACTCTAACTGATTCTTGAGTGATTTCTTACATATCTCTTTGTATTCTTCCAAACAACAAGAACCTATTGTCAGCTTATCATGCCCCTCATTGAACATAATTTCAAGTGCTTCTTTAACAACAAGGACATCATTAGCAATGTATTCTTTTTCACTGTCTGATATCTCACACCCTGCATATCGAAAACCTGTGTATTCCATGTCAAGCTTCTTATGCTTTGTACCAAAGTTATCACCAATTCTTTTAACACTAAATGGTAAAAGCTTTAGTGAATCCCTTATTTCAATAAAGTGGTTATTTACTTTTATAATAATGGTATACCACATTCCTTTATCTGAAATACTATATTTAAAGGAATTGTTTTCCATAAATTTTTCCTGTAACCACTCTACCTCATTTATAGCTTCACCTGTTTTTCTATATGCCTGTTTAAACCCTTTATCTATCATCAAATATGATAACCAGAATGATCCGTCAAACTTTAAGTTGTGATAATATGCTACGATATTGCAATCTTGACTTACAAAGTAATTAAACTGTTCATCAATTGAGTGAAATATTTGTACATCTTCTGTGAATAGCTCTACCGAAGCAGACGCCCATACCTCTGTGAACTCTTGTCCCTTGTAAACAGTTGTTTCAAAGTCGCACATAAAATATCTGTACTTTTTAATCTTCAATGGTATAACCTAACTCGTTGAACTCAAAAGCGTCAGCTAAGTCCATTTTATACTGGTCACTTGCATTAGGAAGTGCATTTATAATTCCTGTAGCGTAATCTTGAATCGCTGATTCACTGTCATACTGATATTTATTAAAATAGTAATGTAAATCTGAGGCTAACATGATAGCTTCTACTACATCATCTATGCCCTGCTCAGTGACTAACTGGTCAATTAAAGAAGTAACTTTATCAGCTATCTCTTTAGGATAATGTGATATGTTATTTTTTATGTCTGCTATTACTGTCCTATTAAACATTCCGTCGTCACCGACTTTTAAATCACCATTTTCGTTAAAGTTCTGAGGTGTTTTTGGAATTGGAATGGATTCACCTTTTAAGAAATCCGATGTTACCTTTTTCAACTCATTGGTGTAACGAGTTAGCTCTGCACCTTTTATTCCTTGCAATTTTAGTTCTCTTTCTGTCGGAAAATACAGATTAGTGATAAGTCCTTTTTTGTTTAATCTTCTTATGTAGCTGTTGATTCGGTTTCTGTTACGTGTATAAGCTGATACCTTCTTTTTTCTTTTTGCCATGAAAAAATCACCCTCTTATCTAAAAAGCGTGTACCGATTAAAGTACACGCTGTTAATATTTATAGGTTACTTAATACTTTCTACATCTAACTCACAGTTGATAAAGTCACGTCCTGCTTTTGTCTTTCCAGATGTCTTAATGATTGTAAACTGCTTATCCTTCATGATATTTGAAATATCTCTGATTGAACGTTTAAACGTTGATGATTGGCACGAATATACTTTCTTTTCTGGTGTAATAATTGAAAGAATATCAGCAATTTCACCAGTAGACTCTTTCGTGTCCTCGAATGTAAGAATACCATCAATGACAATGTGCGTACCGTCTGGTACTTCTTTCATTGAAATAATCGATGGTGCAATCGTCATAAGATACTGCTCAACTTCTGAAAACTCTCTGCTACATTCTTTGATTTCTACCATAATCTTTTACCTCTTTCTTTTTTCTGTTATTCTGTTACGTTTTCTTCTGATGTTCTCGGTGGTAGGACTTCGGCGTATTCAATGAAGTCCTGCTCTTTCATACCGTAAAGTGTTTCAATCTCTTCCTTGTCAACAATGTGTACTGGTTTCAAGATTTCCGTTTCAAGAACTTCTTTCACTTTCTTGAGAAGCTTTTCATCGTCCTTATAAGTGCGTGGAACTACTACAGTCTTGTTACAAGGTTCTCCTGTCTCAATGTCTAAACACATTACGTTGACTTTTGTTGTGATGATTGTTCGCGTTACCATTGGTACTCTTGCCATGTTTTTCTTCCTCTCTTTCTTTATTTTTTAAAACGTCAAGATATAGTTTAGTGCTATAAAGCACTAGAGCAGGTGACAGGGATTGAACCTGTTTCACGTGAATGAGCGATGATAGGGTTTATTTAAGATTCACGCATTTTACCAATAAACTACACCTACTAAGGGGGGCAGGTGGTATAGCGGGTTAGAAGTCTATACCACCTATGGCAAACGTAACTCGGAACTTTTGTTTATTTCCTTGCTACAATTATATAATAGCATATGACAATCTAAATGTCAAGCGTTATTTGAATTTTTTTCGAACAAAATACTTATCCAAAATGAACTGCTTATATTGATTTTTGATCGTGTCTGCTACGATTTTCGCTGTCATATATGAACTAGCTCGCAATTCGATACGCGGTATAGCTGTGTGCCAACATAAACAGTGATTTACATAGATATCTACCACAAGAGTGCCGTTTACCACTGTTATGGATACATCATCCTTGATGTCCTCTTTGATCATTTCCTTTACTAACTTTACATAGTGTTTACTCATTTTTGTTCCCTCTTTCTTTCTAGTTTTATTTTTGATTAGTTACCGCACCATGTTGGTGCTAAAGGGTGTACAGTGTTGAAACTGTAATCGTGGCAACCACGCACCCTTGTTAGTTTTGACTAACTTTATACATTCTTAGAATATGTAAATTGATTCAACACAGTCAATTCTAAATTCACGGTTGATGCAATCTTGTTTAATCGTTAATACACGTGAATCAAGTGAAAATGAATCTGTTACAAAGTATTCGCCGTCTGCATCTTTGTCTGCACCTTTAAAACTAACCATAATGTCTACTGTGTTTTTGTTTCTCATACTATTCAGCCTCACTTTCTTTTCTAGCATTTCTAGGTGGAAGAACCGTAGCGTATCTGATGAAGTCCTCTTCAGTCATTCCGAGAAGTAAATCCTCTACAGTGGCGCTATTGATGTTTACAAGCTTGAATGTATCGGTCTGGAAAAGCTTCTGTAGCTTTTTAAGTAATAGTTCATTGGTGTCATAAGTACCACCGATAGTGTACTCACGTATCTGCACTTCTGCCGTTGTTACATCAATCGTCATAACCTCTGCCGTTGTCTGGGTTACTGTCCTTGTTACCATTTTTTCTCTTGCCATAGTAATACCTCTTCTTTCTATTGTGATGTTATTTTTGTTTCTGCACCTTGGTGGTGCTAATGGGCGAACAGCGTTGAAACTGTAATCGTGCCAAACCACGCACCCTAGTCATTTATAATTCATATCCTTGAAATATTGCGTATGGAAGTGTATATTCGATCACGAAAATCATTTCTTTGATTTCATCCTCACCATAGACAAAAGGTACGTTATCCTCAAATATTATTAGTCTACCATATGTAAACTCTATACTATCACACTCGTCAAACTGTGAATATCGTCCATCATTAAACTTTATAAATATACTCATAGTGATACCCCCTTATACCTTACGATAGGTTACACGTTCCTTGCAACCCCATTTATCACGACCGTAGTCTTTATCAAATTTTGAAATATGCTGTGCTGATGTATTTGTATATCCATAGACAGCTCGAAGAAAATCGTAACAAGTATCTGTTTTCTTCTCAATAATTGCTACTACTGTATTGTAGCTTCTCAATACATAGAAACTAGGTGTTTCGTACACATATGCCTGACAAGTGCGAAGTCGATTTACTTCTCCTATTGTGCAGTGTTCCATTTCTTCATTGAAACGATCAACTACTGCTAACACTTCATTATTAGCTTGAATCTGTAATTTTTTGATCATGCTGATACCTCACTTTCTTAATTATTTTGTTGCCATACCTCATATAATAGTGACCATGCTTGATTCAACTTTTCATTGAAATCTTGCTTGCCACATTCATATTCCATTTTCGTTGTCAAGTCGTAAACTTTATCTTCCAAATCTTTAATTGTTTCAAGGTTCTCCTGATAAAATGCTTTTATTGGTTTCATATTTATTTCACCTTTCCTTTCTTTGTACCTTTATTATATAATAGATTTGATTAGTTGTCAAGTACTTGTGTGCAACTTTATGGGAGAAAATGAGAAAGGCGGCTCAGTCTTAATGGGG